CAATGTAGTCAACGACATACGCACTCGACGATCCGGTTGCAGCCACATAAGTCGATTTACCAGTTCGCAGTGCATCAGTGGCTACCGGCAGGAACCCGAATCCTGTTTCCATGCCCACAAGTTTCGGGTTCATCTCACCCGAGCGCACGCGCGTATTAGGCACAAACAGCGGGAGCGGATTGAAATAGTTATTTGCCATCAGCGTTGCAGCCTTCGTGGATCATAGTGCAGGGTAATTCCCTGCAGTATAAATGGGTCAGAATACGCAGTCTCGTTGAATATCAAAAAACCAATGTTCTCACCGGACCCTTGCAGATCGGCCCGTGCCGTCGCAATGGTCTGACCATCCCAGTTAAATTCACCCCAGTTCGATGAATCCCAGAAACCACCTCCACCGAAAATATCGACTTCCGGCACATCACTGATCTGAATGTCGGTAATACCACTCGAGATCTCCGGGGTGCCGTACGACAGATCACTGATAAATTTAAGCGACTGCTCGCGATTCGAATTGATCTCCAGATCCGCACGCCGGAATCGTTTCAACATCGCCGGACTTCCGACGTGGTTGAATGCCAGCCGCACGTAAGACTCTATGAGCGCCCCGTCAAAACTGGTGCCGATCTGGTCTTCAAAAACATAAAAGTCTTCGTCGTCATACACACCACCTAGATCAGTACCGTCCGATACAAAGTAGGTTCGTTCTTTGCCGGTTTCATCTTCAGTGTTGTAAATCTTTTCTACCGGAAACGGATAGCTAAGAAAGCCGAATTCAGCCGGCAACTGTTCGCCTTTATAATCGGTACGACCACTGGGCGGCACGTACATAACCAGTGCGCTGCTGTCGTTAAAATACATACGAAACTGATTAGACTCACGCACGATAGTTGAATCGGTAAAATTGGGCCGCAATTGGGTAACGATAGGCTGAACCAGTTTCGACAGTGTTGCACCGACGAAATCACCGAAAGCATCGGTTCGCGACACACTGGTCACACCGAGATCATCGAGCGCGTATACCGTGTCGATCTTCTGTGTCGAATAAAGCTTGCCGCCGGTCTGTTCGCCAACCAGTTTCATTTCCCAATCTGCAATGGTTTTACCAAACAGCCCCTTGGTTTCACGTTCCGTGGTAATCACGAGCACGTTACCAACCACACTGTTCATGCCGGTTAAATCCTCACCCATACCAAACTCGGCAGCGCCGAGAAAACCACTGAACAACAACGGCTCACCAATAACAGACTGAACCATCCGGCCACCGGGGAAACCTAGAAACAGATAGTTACGATGTTCTTCTAACAGAAACGGATTACCTTCCGGCACATCGGCCGTGAGGTCGGTTGGAGGGCTTGTTACGTCAGCTGCATCCGGCATGTATATAGGCGAGACAATATTGTTCTCATCGATCTCGATAGCAAAGGTGTCGACGCCCCCGCATGCGTAGGTGCGATATGTATCAGAGCTACCGAAGAAATTGTGATTGTGAAACTGGTAGTGGCCACCCGGTGACAGGGCCAACGTAAACCCTACCGCGCTCTGGTCTGCAATCTTGTTTGCACCATCCCGCTCGAGAATATCGTTATTGCCCCATGTCGCGCCGCCACTTTTATTGGTGCAGACAAAATATCCGATCCCATCGTTGTCCCATGCCACTGAGCCAGCATTGAGTACGATCCGGTGAATCGTTGCTGTCTCTACCTGCGTAGAATTAGTCAGTGTGTCACCTTCAGCAATACCATCACCATCTATAAGCCCTGCATCAAACGGCACGATAAAACCCATGGTGATACCAGCCGTTGACCAGCCGGATGCAGTTGCAAGGAACAGAATTCCATCAGTCGGGCCAGAGTCATCATCCCTGATCGCGTAATTATTTGCTCCGCGTTGCCACGTTCCACGCACGGCACCGGATCCGGCTGGCGCCGTAATGTCTGACCGGTAATTGTTTTGTGCCTCAAGCAACCAGATGTCATCGAGTGCATTTGAAGGCGCGTACCTGACAGCTGGTATGTTTGTCACGCTATTTGTTCCGCCGGCAAACGTATCAGCAGCAGTAAACGTGCCGGAAGCTTTTGTGATTCCGATCGCGTCGAATCCAAACGAGCCGTCGTCGTCCCAAATTCCACAGATCTCTCCTGTCTCACTGGAGTCACTTCCGGTAACGGCTTGACCGAGAGACAAACCGATGACTGTGTCTACCTGCATGCCCTGATAAGTTGCGGCACTGGGTTTGGGCCGGCCGTCGAAGCGTTCGAAACCGGGTACTCTGCGATAGCCACCGTTGTACCACGGTTCGTAATTGACCATGGCCAGAGCCTTGCCGGGATTTACAGAAAGCGGGGGAGTGACCACATCGAGTCCACCCAGTAATGGGTAGTACTTCGTTCGTGTGGTGCGTCCTCTGGCCATGGCGGTTACTCCGCTATGACTTCGATGAAATTCCCCGTGCTTCGATATTGCGAATTATCTTGGCTGGGCAATTGATGATCCTGCAGCCTGGTTATGAATTCACTGTAGATCTGATCACCTTGATCCTCGATCTCTTTGGCATTTTCATAATTCGCGTAGAGTCGTATAGCCCTACCCAGGATGACTTGATGATACTCAGGTGGAATTTTTGAGACATCAGCATTAGCCGCCAAGTCGGTGGGCTCCAAAAAGAAATCCGCTGTAATCAGATACACGTCATTCGGGATCGGGTCAAACTTCAGACTCAGATCCGACATGATGATTACTCGGCTCGGTTGTCCTTCGTCAGTTGTCAATACCTCTCGTTTTATTGTGTCGTACTCGACAGCATCCAGCGGATCACCATCTATGAAAAATGTTTTCAGATCCCATGCATGACACAGGGAAGGTTTGGCTAACGTCGCCGTCGAAGGTATCGTGGATACAGAATACTGAGGATTTGCGAGAAGAAACTTCCAGTTATGCCATAGCGTCTGGACATAGTGGTCAGCTTCTTTAACCCAATTAACAAGCCGGTTGGCTTCACCAACCTGATTGGTTACCGCAGCAGGAGCAACGCCGGAAGCGCCTACTTCCCGATGCAGATCATCTACAAGCTCCAGAAATGTGCTCATCAACCATGCTCATTCTCTGCCTGTTCGGCAGCAACATTTTCTTTCCGTGCTGCCGCCTCGCCGCCTGCAAGCTTGTCCAGAGCAGACGCTTTCGCCGTTCCTGGCGCAGCTGTTTTGGCTTTCGGAGCCTGAGTCGCAGCGCGTGGTTCAGCTTTGATGAACTTCCCGCTAGCTCCAAACAAATTGCCGTCCTGCCAGTATGTATGGCTACCTACAGCTACCTGTTTTTCAGAAGGTCTTTTTGGGTTGAACACCGGCTCTTCATCTTCCGGCGCTTCATCTTCCAGCTCTTCAACCACTGGCGTCTCAACTACTGGCTCTTCAGCCACTGGTGCTACCGGAGCCGGTGATGCCTTGATAACTTTTTTCTTGGCTTTCTTTTTCGATTTCATCGCTGCATCTCCTTACAGTGCTCGTGTTGGAAAAAGACCGCGGTCGACTAATTTTGGTGCAGCTTCACCGCTTTTTGGTCGCTCAGAAATTGCTTCGTGAGTGCCTTCGTATTTTGTGTCGATCTTGGTTCGACCTGATACACCTTCCTGAAGATCAGCACCGGCCTCAAACCGACCTATGACACTCTGCTTGAAATTATCGGCATCAACCATGTCAGGATTGGTCCCGAGGTTGTTGTCGAGATACACCGAAACGATAGGTTTCACTACCTCTTTCATGTCACTCCTCCATGCAAAGTCCCGTGGGCCCGAAGACCCACGGGAATTCTGCTTGATGGTTGTTACGGACGCTTGCGCATCAGCACATTTCCATCGATTCGCCCTTCGACTTCACCGACTTGGACCGAAGAGAGACACGCTCCGTAGAGTTGCCTGACACCGGGTCAACGGCATAGTCGATATCGGGATTCAGCGGATTCTCACTATCGAAACCGGACAGGGCACTGAGGCCCGATCCGACGCCGGTAGAATCCCCGTCGTCCATTTTCGCCGGCCGTATGGTCGAAGCCTTATGGCCGGGCGCGTGGTAATTTGAATTACCTGATTTGAAGCTACCTGCTCCCATACATCACCTCCGGTTAGTACCAGTCAACGACGACTGTTATGTCGGCGTCACCAGCTGTATTTGCACCACCACTACCGACGAAAACTGCTGTGTCAGCAGGGATATCAGCACCAAGAGCAATCTCTGCCTCAGATGCTGACCAGCCGCCGTCAGTGGCGATGTTCGGAATGGCCCCTGCGAGAAATTCCGTACCATTCGCAGCAAGACCAATTTCCAAGTCACCGTCAGCGCCGGTCGTCGCGGCAATTATGCCAAGCACAACGGCAGCAATTCGACCTGTCTTCCCGGCCGGACCAATGAAGGTACCAAACTGAAGGTCAGTGTCGATCGCGGCTCCAAGAAAGGAGTAGCTGATTCGTAATGGATTGTCGTAAGTATACATATCAGAAACCTCCTTTTATGCACCGGTCCACTTGATGATACGGTTCTGCGAGTAGTCTGCAGAATCGTTATGGCAAATGCCATAACCGAGTTCCGCGTACCACGCAATACCCCGTGAACGCCCGAAGTCCGTAGGTATCTTACCGCGGATCTCTTCAGGAATGGCGAAGGCTTCGACTACCGTATCGGCGCCGAAAAAGAAAATCGCGTCGGAAACAGACCATCCCTCTGTTGGGATATTGGTCTGCTCGCAATAGCGAATGCCTTCGTAGCGGCCTTTTTCACCGTTCATGATCACGTGCCAACCCTCGGAGACATACTTGTGAATGTCCTCCAGGTCGTCTTTGAATGCACGGAACGTGGATGGCCGGCCCATGGCCATGTAGTTGTTGCCGTCGAACGTCGGGATGTCGCTTTCAGCCATTTCATCAGCAATCAACTTCGCGTGAGCGTTATTGAAAACATCGGTATGAACAGCGGGAGCCGTCGTATAGAACGTAACTGTTCCAGCGGCAGTTGACTTGACCTTTCGTGCGGTGGCGTTGAATTGATTGTACGCCGCCAGATCGAGCGCCTTACGCGCATCGTTCTTG